GAGGTCACTCAGAAAAATTTCGAACCGGGGGGATATTTATTTTTCCGCCCGGTCCGAATGAATATCTTTTTTTACCTCCGTGCTCCTCCGCGTGGCAGTCGCGGCACACCAGCCGCAGGTTTCCGAAGTCCAGCGCGATCTTCGGGTCACTGATGTTGACCGGAGTCAGATGTTTGATGTGGTGAACGATCACGCCCGGCGTGTAGATCCCTTTCGCCAGACAGTTCTCACACAATCCCTTGCGGTACTTCTTGTAAGCCTGCGCACACTTGAACCATGCCTGGCTGTTGTAGAAATCCCGAGCAAACTCTCGAGCCACTTACTCCGCCTTCTTCTTCTTCGCCTTGTTCGGCTTCGGTTCAGCCTTGTCCGCCTTCTGCGCCTTATTCTCTACCGGCTTGCAGTCCAGCTGACTGGCAATGCTTCCGTCGCTGAGCGCGTACAGACCGCCGCCAATGTCGCGTGCGTCGTACTCTTTTCCGTTAAACTTGACCTTCATGTTTCGGCTCCTTTCAAATGTCCGCCATAGCCCCACCCATCGCCTCCACGTTATTCACATCTCGGCACAGTATCATTGTTTCACGGAATTACTGCAAACTACTGCAAACCTTCCAGAAGCTGAAGCGCGGACCTGTGAATGTAAAACACTTCGCGCTCCGAGTAGTGCGTGTGCCGCCGGATCCAGCTCCAGCTGTGCCACTCCAGGTACCGCATCGTAATGACCTCCATCTCCTTCGAAGGCAGCCGTCCGATGTCCTGGCAGATGCGCACGTACCGTTCGCGGTCCTCGATCGTCTCGTCGACCCACTGCCTCGTCGCCTCGTCCATGCGCACAACGTGCTCCGCCATCCTGTCGTGCTGTTCTCCGCCTGAGGCCATGATCTTGTCGAACTGCGGCGACTTGACGTCGACTGCCTCGCGGATCCGTTCCAGCACGCGGTCGCGGTTGCGCTGCCGGTGCGCGAACTCACGCGCAAACAGCAGGTCATCCTTCGTCGTCATGTATCCTCCTCCTCAAACTCGTCCGCGCCCTCGTACAGAACGCAGGCGTCCGTCTTCGGCTCTGTGTATTTTCGGTCGCCGTACAAGATCTCGTACTCCTTCGGTCCGCGCCACTTCGGATTGTTGCAGTGCTTCTTATCGTAGAACCTGCACTCCTTGCATTTATGCCCGAGTGCCCGCATCACCTTGTTCATGTACGCTTCCATCTATAGCCTCCCAGCGATTGACACCCACACGCTCGGCTCGTTTCCGTACTCCTTGCTGGCGCTGATGCAGCTGATGACCGAGTCGTCCGCGAACGCCTTCCCGTTCAGCGCGTCCAGCACAGCCTTGACCAGGTTGTCGAGGTCCGGCTTCTTCGTGTGCGAAGCTCCCACGAGCGCCGCCTTTTTCTTCTTGCTATAGCTCTTAGGGATCGGCATTACGAAGACCATGTGCACGATCACGTCCTCCGCATCGATGAGCCCGTACGTCCAGCTGTCGCGGATGAGCTTTTCGTATTTGCGCGTCTTCTCAGGCGTCACCGCGTGCCCGCCGTAGAACCTCGGTCTCCCCTTCGGCACCGGCTCCGCATAGACCGTCATGTCCATCGCCGTTATTCCTTATCATTCATGTTGCGGATCATCCACACAGCCATCACGACCAGCACGATGACGACCACCACCAACAGGAAGATGCACAGCACCTTAAAGATCAGATCCAACGTCTCCATCATTCGATCCTCATCTCCCCGTCAATTACCTGATAAACGCACTCCACATTTTCCGAACGGAAGAATATCGGTTTGTTGTCCTTTATCCCTTCTATGTCGTATCCCACAATTTCCCCGACAATGTTTTTTGTGAGCTTGAACCCTTCGCACGTTACATCTAATTCAAATCCGCTTTTGAATCTAATTACAATCTTCATTCGCTTCTCCTTTACAAGATCTCTCTACGCTTTCCTTGATCCTTTCCATCATTTCATCACGCACCATCAGCGCTATCTCTCCTACGTTTTGGAGCAGTCGCACAACATCTTCCGGCGTACAGTTTTGTTTCGCCATCACCCTTGCGATCATTTCAAGGTGCTCTATTGGATAGCCGTGTAACGTCGGCTCTGCTGCCTGCAACTGCATATGCTCAAGCCATTGCTCCGCACGGAACGACGGGATCAATCTTGCGCCATTCGTGTAAACATCGTCTTTATCCACGAATCCATATGACCGTTCAAATTCTTCCCATGTTTCCGGGAATGTCATTAAATCATCCATCGGTTCTCCTTTCTATGTACGGCTCTGGTAGTGGCATCCAAGCACGCACCATGATAGCATCATCCATCTCGTCACTTGGGCTAAACCCATACTCCCTCAGATAATCGACACACACAGCAGAAGACCAGTGCCATTTGCCACGGAAATATACAGCAGTTCCAGTAAAGTAATGTCCCTTAACAAAATCGTAATACGGTTCTGGTTCTGTGTTTTCCCATGTAACATTTACCTCATCCAGTTCATCCGGCAGTTTTTCTGATGTCGGAATCCACTTTTGTTCTGGCTGTGCGGGCGGCAGATTCATGATAGCTATGCCGTCTCTATACCATTGATTTTGCCGTCCCGCACCGAATGGGTCTATGCTTCCATCTTTGTTGATAAATGGTGTTGGCTTTTCTTTTTCAAGCGCATCAATTGCCGCCTGTCTGCTAATCAAGTCGTCCATCATAAACTCCCATCCTCAGGATTGCCCATATCCTGACCATACATAAATTCTTCCATTGTGGGTTCGGGCTGTGCGGATGGCAAGCACATAAGAATCATAATGACATTCTCTTTTATCTGGTCTGCATATCCTGTTCCTCTGATACGGTCAATCGCATCCTGTCTGCTGATTAAATCGTCAGTCATCTCCGTTCAACCACCTTTCCTGTTCCGAAGGTCTGTACCGCTTGTTCCACGCTTCTATTGCTTCTATCTGCGTGTCATAATCCCATCCGATCATATATGATGCAGGGCATCTGCCGTTTGAACATTCCACGATCCATGTTCCAAGTTCCTCCCTCTCTCTCAGGATTGCCTTATTTCCGCAAAACGGACACGGTTTTAACTCGCTCATTCCTCTTCTCCTTTCCGCATATCCGCTCCGCACATAGGACAAAACTTCGCGTCCATGTCCTTTTGCCATTTCCAATCAATGATATAAGCTGGAACATCGCATCCGCATTCAGAGCAATGTCCGTCAACCCACCGCCCACGCTTCCGCTCTTCGATGGTCGGCTGTTCGTCTACAATGTCAACAGATTCTTCATACGCTCGACCCCAAGTAGTGCTAGTTTTCTTGTTCCATTTGTCGTTTGCCATATCTTCAAAAACCTTTTGCAAAGCATCCGCATCGATAAGCCTCATGCCGTGCCTCCTTCCAGTAATGTGTTCACGTCCATACCTGCCTTCAGATCTCCGAGCAGCTGCTTCACGTTCTCTGGCAATGCCTGCTGTTCCAGGAACGACTTCTCTTTCGCCCGGTACGCTTTCAGGAAGTTGGACTGCACGACCGTGTTTACGTCATCCGCCTCCATGACCGCCCAGCACTTTAACTGGCTCGCGCTGCCTACGATCTGACGCGCCAGTTCCGGCAATGCGTCGAAGTTCTGCTTCGAGTTGTAGAAGCTGATCGACTTGCGTACCGCATTCCATGCGTCCATAGCCGTGTCGGTCTCCGGCGTCTGGAATCGTCGGATCTGTTCCTTGATGGTGCCGATGTTCGGCGGGAACCCGTTCGTGTCCGAATTGATGACCGCCATGACGGCAGCGTTCACGACCCTGTAATCGTCGTTTGCGAACATCATTTCCCACACACCGACCGCCTGCTGTGCGTCCGCCTTCGTCTGCTTGGCGTAGAACTGCGGATACGCGACACGGAGCACGGTCAGGATCCTGATCGTCTCTTCCCGGTTCATAGGTGTCCTCCTTCCTCCATGAGCAGCTGCAGGAACTGGTTCGTCGTCTTCGGTTCGCCCCGTTCCAGGTCGCGCTTCTCCCACGACCGCACGGCTGCCTTCCAGTCCTTCATCGGGTTCCTGCCGACCTTCCACCCGTTCGACTGGTAGTAAGCGACGAAATGCTCCGGATCCACGTTGTTGCCTCGTTCGGAGCAGTAAGCCCGGACCTCGTCGACCGAGGGAGCGCGGAATGTCTTACTCTCACTTTTCTTAACTTGTCTTTGTATTTGTTCTTGTACTTGTACTTGTATTTGTGACGATTCGTGACGATTCGTGACGATTCGTGACGATTCGCCGTTACGGTTCGCTTTGTTCACGGTGCACCTCTTCTCATAGGATTCGTGCTGTGCGTCCAGACTGTCCTGTACGAATCCCCAGATGTATTGCTCGTTCCCCGGAAGCGGAGAGGCTGTCTTGTCTACCGTATAATTGAGCATGGCAACGAACAGCCTCCCGATTTCCTCATCGGTAAGGGGTGCAATCGCTTTCAGCATCGTTTTTGCATACACCCTCAATTGGATCATGTGCGTCCTCCGTCAGAACGGTACGTCGTCGCTCTGGATGTCCTGGAAGTCGTCCGACGTCACGGGCTTCGTCTCAAGGTTCGCGGCCTCCTTCGCGTCCTTCGGCGTCAAGAACTCGACCTCGTCCGCAACGACGTCCAGCGCCATGCGCGTCATGCCCTCCGAATCGGTGTATGTGTCGGGATGCAGTTCGCCGACGACACAGCACTTGCGTCCCTTCGCCAGATACTTCGAGCAGTTCTCCGCGACCTTGCCGAATGTCGTGACACGGAAGAAGTCCGTCACCTTGTCGCCGTTCTGTCCGTTGAAGCGCCGGTTCACTGCGAGCCGGAAGCGCGTCATCGTCTTGCCGTTGGCGGTCGTGCTGAGCGCCGGGTCTGCGGTCAAATTGCCGATCAAAAACATCTTATTCATTTATTTGCTCCTTCTCTGTATATTGAAATTTGAAACGCCCTCCTGCTGTGACTGCGCTGCCATCTTCTTCGCGATGTCCGCCTTCAGCCGGACGAGAGTCTGATAGTCCAGGTCCTCCAGATTGTTGCCGGGGAACAGGTTGCGCACGTACGTGTTCACGCGCTCACGGTCGCCGCCTGCGATGTCGATGATCGAATCGATGACCTTGTCGGTCTGCGCGATGACCTCCTGCGCCGCCATGGCGTTGGTCAGCTCCTCCACGGACGCGATGCTCTGCGTGGATCCGATGCCCAGATTGCCGAGTGCTCTTCCGATCGCGCTCGTTTCGCAGTTCTCAACGAATGATGTCTTGTTTATCATACTTGCGTTCTGGTTCTCGAATGCGTGACCGGTCGCGAGGATCCTGCCGTCGGCGGAGCACACCTCCGCCTTGAAAAGCACGGTCCCGTTCTCGAACCGCAGGATCTCCGTCACGAGGCGACCCTCCGGGAACAGCTGCCGGAACGCCTGGATCCTGTTCGCGACGTCGACGTAGTCCTTGCCCTTGATGTTCGTCTTCGGCAGGCCTCCGTTTACCTTCTTCAATGTTGCGTAATCCATACCGCACCTCCTCACGCCGAAGCCTTGATCGGCTTGATCAGACCCAGGCCGCGCAGCGCCTTCCAGTCCGCAGGGCGCAGATCTGTGAACTCGAACCCGTCCGCTCCGCAGAGCAGCCAGTCGCCGACGATCTCACAGCCGAGCGCGTTGCAGGACGGAGCTCTGCCCTTGAGCACGCTCTCCTCGTCACAAACCAGCACGATGCCCTCGAACAGCGTCAGCGTCTGGATGTATCCGCCGACCGCTTCCTGGAACGCCTCGAGCGTGTTCTCGATCGCGGTCCACTTCCCGTTCCGAATCACTCGGATCATATTGTTGTTCATGTGTTTTCCTCCTTAGATGTGTTGTCTGTGTGAATCCATGCAGTTGTCGCAATAGATAAAGTCATCCACCACAAAGTAGTAATAATCGATCAGTTCGCCGCACTCGTCGCAACGAAGTCCTTCGTACGGCTCTTCCTGTTCCATCTTCTCGAGATGGTCCGGATCCTCATAAAGTGACGCCATACTCCGCCTCCTTCCGTTTGCCCTCGATTCGCTCGCATTCGTGCAGGATCGCGGTCAGAATGAACTCTTGATTGGTGCAGTCTGCCCCGAATGCGTTTTTCGCCTGTTGCAACCGACTTTTTAGCGCGTCGTCGCACCTTACCGTAAACTGGTTAGGCAGAGACCTAAAACCGCTCACACGCGATTCTGAGAAGATTTTCGAGGCGATGCCCTCGACGGGCTTTATTCCGTACTTTGCCGGGTTCAGGCATTTCGACAGCAGATACTTGTCGAAGCCCGGCGCGATCCGTTTCCCGATCATGACCGCTTCGCCGAATGTGACCTTCAGCTGCTTGTGTTTGACGGTCGTGCGAATCCGTGATATGCTTTCCTTGGTGTTCATGTGTTCGGAGCGTTTGCTGATTGCAGTCGGCAGCGCTCCATTTTTTTTAGTGTTCATCTTTGTCCTCCAATCTTTCATAGAATTTGAACGCGAACCCGTCGCGGTATTTGTAGAGTTTGTACGTTCCCGGGACGACCTTCCTGCGCTCGATCAGCTCCTTCGGGAATGTGTAACCGCGGCTGATGTTTCTATTCTTTCCGCCGTATGAGTTCTTCTTATATGCGTTGAGTGCCTTACTCGGCAGCGCAACGATGTGGTTCGTTTCCTCGTACCAGTTCACGCCGTCGGGCATTTCCATAACTTTTCTGGCGGCGGCATTCAGGTAGCACAGATACGTTGAGCCGGAGCGTGCGATCGTGCACGCCGGGAATGTGTAATGCACCCTTCCGTTCCGTATCCGTTTCATTTTGTCCACTTCGATTTCCATGTGTTCCTCCTTTACTTCACCGCATCCCAGTCGATCGGATTGCGGTCGATGTCCAGCAGCTGCAGCCGCCGGTTGTTGTCGCCGTAGAAGCGGATGTAATACGCATCCAGGCGTATGACCGCCCCGGCATTGTCGCCTTGTTTCCTCGTGTACCACTGATTCATTGCCTCTCTGACGATGCGAAGGTTCTCCTCCGATCGGTGGGCGTGTGCGTCGTAGAACGCGAACTCGGTGCGGTTGATGCAGTCCTGGATGGAAGTCCCGAACGGCTCACCGTGCTCGGCGCGGTTCATGACGACCCACACGAGCGCCTTCTTGTATCCATCGTATCTGAGCGGAGACGACCACAGCAGCCGTGCCAGCTTCTCGACGTCCTCGTCATCCAGCTCGTGCTCTTTCACAACGACAGGGCGCGGATCCGGAAGCGCCTCGGGCACCTCGACGGCGACCGGCACGAGGTCGATCGGTTCATTATCGGCTCTCGATGCGCTCGGTAAGCTCATCACAAAAGCGCTGACGATAACGCTTCCAAGTAATATAGCCATCCTCTTCGATATCATCTTTCGCGAACCTCCTCTCCCATGCATCCAGAGCGCCGTGCTCTGTCGTCTGTGGTCCTGTCTCCATGTGGCAGCTGTTGCATTCTATCTGCCACCTCCACCCCGATGTGATCCGTACTCCGCGCACCGTCTGAGTCGCTCCGCCGCATAGCGGGCAAAGAGTCAGATTGGTCTCGTAATAGACGCAGTCTTCAGCGTTAAGAATGAATCGCTTCATCCTCTGCCTCCTTTGCCATGCCGAGCTTGATCAGGACATCCGCCAGCTGTGCCGACACCGTCAACACGGGTCCGATTCCGAGCTTCTTGTCAATCCACTTCTTCGGAAATCTGAGCGTGTTGCCGACCTGGAACGCATTGAAGTTCTGTGAGTTCCGTCCCTGCGCGATGTCGGACTTGACCTGGTTGCGGAGCATCTGATCGTCGAAGCCTGTCAGCCGTGCGACCTCCTCAGCTGTGTACGTGTTCTCGTTGTTCATGTTCATGTGTCCCTCCTATTATTTGTATTTGCCTTGTCCTAATTCTTCGATGATGTGGCGTTCTCTTTCGGACAACTTCCAGACTGTGGCGGCAGCGCGTTCAGCGGCAGCGCGTTCAGCGGCAGCGCGTTCAGCGGCAGCGCGTTCAGCGGCAGCGCGTTCAGCGGCAGCGCGTTCCGATATGAGATACCCCCCCCCGAAGATTCCTTTGCCTTGTGTGATCTGTGAATCAAGTGATCGGACGAATAAGCCGTCGCCGCGGTTGAGCGTATACTCGATGCCATGCGTCGCCATGTAACCGACATCGGACGACGTGATCAGCTCATCCGGATAAATGTACTTTGGATTCTGTGGTTTTTCAGTCTTTGCGGCTTCCATGACAGCCTTGCGCAGGTCTGGCGCAGATCGGAGAAGCGTGTCTTCCAGGTTAGTAATAAAGCAGGTTTTGACGTTCGCGCCGTTCTCATAAATGATCTCCGCACTGCACGCGATAGCGCAGCACTGCCCGGTTGTGGTTGAAATGCAGGTTAAAAATGGTGCAAACAAGAAGAACCGAATATCAGACAGCAGATAGAATTTTTTGATTTGCGCCAGAATGCTGAACGGCGGATTATCGACCACGATGTCGGTCGACTTATAATCGAACCGCTCATAATCTCCGCCCGGATAGAACGGTCGTACAAAATTCGATCTGTCGACTCCGTACTCCTTTTCGACCCAGCTCGCGACCGCTTCGTAAACCGGCTGCGGAGTGTAACAGTCGTCCGTTGTCTTTTTCGGTTTGAACTTCTCGACGAACTCTTTATATGTCTTCGTCTCGTCGGTGTCCATGAATGTCAGCTGTACCGCTCTCGTCATTTCCTTCTCGCTTTCTTTGCGGTGTCTTGTTATGACACTTTTTCACTAAAAAAACACGACACAAATTCATCGTTTGTCATTTCATACCGCTCGCGGATCGTGTCCATTTCGCGCCGTGTGAACTCGACGTGCCCGTTGATCTTTCTGCTCGTGTACGTCTCGCTCAATCCGAGCGCGTTGGCCAGGTCCTTCTGCCTGTCCCCGTGCTTGTCCATGTGCATCTTCAGCAAATAATTCGCCATGTGCTAACCCCCTTTCAAAGTGTCATCTTATTCTACATTTTAATAAAGTTTCATGTCAAGACATTTTTATTAACAAATAGAAAATGAATGTGCTATGATAGAGACGCAAGGAGGTGATATGATGTCGAACATGGGAGAGCGGCTTCGGATGTTGAGGAAAGAACGAGGCATGACACTTGATGAAGTATCTTCAAAAATTGGGATGCAGAAGTCGAACCTTTCAAAATATGAGCGCGGAGAAAATGAGAACATGAAGCGGTCGACGATCGCGGCGCTGGCGCAATTGTTCGATGTATCGGTGCCTTACCTCCTCGGCTATACAGACGAGCGGCATCCGTTGGCAGAACTTTATTCAAGATTGAACGACGAAAACAAGGCAACGATAAAAAGCATGATAGAATTTTTACTTGATCAGCAGGAGCGCACAATATGAACTGCTTATACTGTAAGAAAGACATCCCAGACGGGTCTGCCTTCTGCAACTTCTGTGGACGCAAGCAGGAGCGCGAGTATCACCGCAAGGCGAACGGCTCCGGCACGGTTTACAAACGCGGGAACACGTACACCGCGAAGCACCGCACCTATCGGAACGGGTTCCTTATACAGAAGACGAAGGGCGGATTCAAAACGAAGAAGGACGCATACGCATGGCTGAAGGACAACCCGCCGCTGAAGACGATCGCGAAGAATGCGACCATCCTCCAGCTGTACACGGACTGGTCGAAAATGCACTTTGACAAATTAAGCAAAAAGAAGGAACAGGCGTACCGTGCCGCGTGGAAGTGCTGCGAAGCGATCCAGGCTTACACATGGGAGGAGGTCTCGCTGGCACAGCTGCAGGCGTGTGTTGACAAGGCGAAGGCGACGCACAACCAGCGCAAGACCGTAAAGACAGTGCTCCGATCGATCGAGAAGTACGCGATCCGGAACGGGATCACTGAGCGCCAGCTCGCGCAGCACCTCGAGATACCGAGCGCGACCAAACCGCATAAAGTCCCATTCACGGACGCGGAGATCAAGCGCGTGTGGAAGGCGTACGAAACGGATCCATTTGCCGGCGCCGTCCTGATCATGCTGTACACGGGCATGCGGTTCGGAGAGATATCGACGATCAAGCCGGAGAACATTCACCTCGACGAAGGTTATCTGATGGGCGGCAAGAAGTCAGAGCTCGGGAAGTATTCAGAGATCCTCATCGTCGACAAGATCAAACCGATCATCCGCGCACACATGAAGATGCGGAACGAGTACGCGATGAGCTCGACCGCGTTCCGCAAGCACTTCGACGCGGTGGACGGGTGCCAGGGACACAAGCCTCACGAATGCAGGCATACGACCGCAACGCTCTTAGCGAACGCGAATGTACCGCCTGCGACGATCAGCGCGATCATGCGGCACACGAGCTATCAGCAGACGCTCGAATACACGCACATCAGCAGAGAGGACAAGCGTGCGGCGCTTGCGCAGATCGTATGAAACGTGTTGACAATTTTGTTGACAGTAGGTATCGAGTCTTATCGAGTCCTATCGAGAAAAATGCCCAGATTCTGGGAAAAATGGGCATACGTTGCGGTACCCGAATACCCCTACCGGGTACCACGAGAACAAAAATCAGCCCCATTTCTGGGGCTTTTTTCATGCTCTGTGATTCAAATGTTGACAATTTGTTGACAGTAGATTTTTATTTCGTCCTGTTGTACTCCGCCGTGGAGATGCCGAGCAGGGCGCCGATCAGCGTGCAGACGGCTGCGGACGTCTTCGCGATCTCTGACGCGTACGGCCAGCCCCAGATCGCCGCGCATGACACATAGAAGACGGTCAGCGCAGGGATGCAGATCATGCAGATCCATTTCAGAATGTCGTAAATTTTGTCGGGAAGTTTCATCTCATTCTCCTCCATGTTCGATGATATAGGTCGTCAGTTCCTCCTGCGCCTTCGCCATCTTGCCGGACGCGTTGCCGGTCATGTTGTGCAGGAGCAGAGCGTTCACGGCCTTCATGAGCGCCCTGTCGTTCTCTTGTAGCTTGTCGATGCGGTCATTGATCTCGGAGACCTCTCTGGCCAGATCCGAGACTTTCTTCTGCAAATCCTTGATATCCGTCATCTTTTCCTTTTTGTCCTCGTGTGCGTGGTCGGCCTTCTTCACGAGCAGGCTGAAGATGCCTGCAACGATCCCGGCACCGACAGCACCACTCAGCAGTGACTGAAGCAGTTCCATCTCCGCGCCTCCTCAATACACTTTCGGATCGCCGAACGCGGTCCACTTCCCCATCTTGTGCACCGATCTGTCGCGCATGTCCATCAGCCTGCGGTCCGTGCGCTTGCTGAGCTGGATCCCGTACGCGCCGCCGCCCGATTCCACGATAAAGTTCTTGGACACGCACAGCCCGATGTGGCCGCTCTTCCATGCCAGGTCACCCGGCAGGATGTCCGCTGCCTTCCGCTCCACACAGTAAGAACTGTAAAGGTGGTTCGCGTTCGCGTCGAAGCCCGTGCTGACCACCTGCGCCGCACGCCACAGCCCGACGATCATGCCGGAGCAGTCTGCGCCGACAATCGTGTAGTCGCTCTGCTTCGCCATGCGCTCCATCATCTCCCTGCGCCCGTTGTCGAAGTAGGGCGCGTACGACGATTTGCGGAAGTACGACTCGAGCCGCGACTTCGTCATGACGTGCAGGGACAGGTCCTTGTCGTACAGGTTCGCGCCGCGGATATAGAAGCCCTTTAGGATGGACGGCTGCATGTTGCGGTCGACACAGAACTGGAGCGCGTTGAGACAGATCTCTCTGCGCTTTGCAGAGACCGTCGCCAGCGCAAGCGCGATCTCGGTCCGAGCAGGCTCCGCGATCCATGAGGGCACGGGCGTCACGGGTTCGGGTCTCGGATCTTCAAACAGCGCCGCCCACGTCATGGGGCCGACGATCCCGTCCGCCTCGAGTCCGTTCGCGGTCTGGAACGCCTTGACGGCGCGGTACGTATCATCGCCGTACATGTTATGCGTCGCCGTCTTCAGATACCCGAGCTCGACCAATTTATCCTTGACCGCTCGCACGTCCTCGCCGATCATGTACCTTTTCAAATTCCGAGTAAATTCCATCTGATTCACCTGCCTTCACCGCGCCTAACCAAAACAGCACGATAAGAGTCGCAACCAGCACATACCAAATCATTGCCGTATCCTCGCATACTCAAGCGTTACCAAGCCCGCATCAGACCATACCGTGTTGTTACGCATCAGCATTTCGATCTGATTCGTGGATAACTGGATGGTCCGCGGATTCGCAAGAGTCCCGCATATTTCAATAGGCGTTCCATTATTGTATTGCGTATCCATGTAATTCAGCCAATCCGCAACGGTATTAGATGCTGACATTAAACGGAAATTGCATGAATTATCAGAGAAGCAAGTCCCGAATACATAATCTCCAATTACTTCTGCCGTTTTAGCATGGGACGAAATAAACGGTGTCCTATTGGCAAAAAGAACATCATAGTTTCCATATATTCCACCTGCCCATGATGTATAAAAACCACCAGGATATGAAGTGGATTTGTACCAGTTGCCAATGCCACGAAGAGCAATTTTCGCCTTCGTCACCGTCAGCACTCCGCTCACTAAATCCACGGAGCCGCCGTATACGGTTTGACCCAACGATAGAGTGACGGAGATACCTTGATAGGGTTCGTAGGCTGTGGCGGAACCGATTTCGATTTGTGGGTGAACGCCCACCACATCATTAAGAGATGTGAAAATGTTTACACTGTACCACATCACACGTAGATAGCGTGCATCATTTGGAGCCGTAAATGTGGCGGTCGATTTCGTGTAGATGTTCAATGAAGATATTTGTGTCTTATCAGCATCATAGAAACGCAAATACCTGCCAAAAGAACCATCAGGATAAGACTCTTGTGACAAGGCGTATGTCTGCGATCCTTTTATCGGGAAGTACCCACCAGTTGCTATATTTGCTGCTGGAAAAGAATACGCGTTGTCAAAATTTCCACCGCGCAACGAAGATAAGTCCAGCAGATTCTTCCCCGCCCTCACGGCTGTCACCGAAGATGTTCCGCTGATGGGGCGAATGTTAGTGGGCGAAGGGTCACCGCTACCACTCTGAATAGGCTCTAGTGCCACAGACAAAGACTTTGCATACCTTTTCCGTGCATCCGAAATGCTTACAACCGAACCGCTCTCGGTTTGCCATTGGGTTACTGGTAGCCGTGTTTTGTTGACCACAATGCTCATGTGTCGATCACCAGCCGTATCACATTTGCGACCAAATCGGACGAAGGAGTCACATCACAATGGAAGGTCATCTGACCAGCCGTTGAAACATCGTCTGCGTAGACATCCGCATCTTGCCATGCGTAGGTGCTGGACGGAGAAGCATAGACCATATAGCAGTAATCACCAGTTAAAAATTCGGCATTGGTGACCGTCTGCACACCAGCCGACCAGTTGGCGGAAGGAAGCGTGACCGTGAAAGCGAAGGGGTCGGCACCGGGCACACCTTGTTTGCCCTGTTCGCCTTGCGGAATACCGAGATTTAGAACCGGCTCCATATTCGTGCCGGTGATAGTCGCATAGGCTGGTGTATCGGGCTGAAGCGTTTCGACTGTACCGATCGTCAGATGAGGAGATACGCCGACAGCGGAGTCGCCGACAACGATGTCGACAGGGTCTTCTGATAATACTGGAATTACTACGCTCATTCTGTTACCTCCTCACCTTGTGCGAACAGAGTTTCGCTCATGACTACCGATACGATCCGCACGGGCGGATTCGCATCTGTGCCGATCAAATGGATTCGTGCGTGAACATAGAAGAACCGTCCGCCTTTGAAGAGATATGTCTCGTCCAATGTCCACGGAACCGCGATGACATTATGTCCGTCACTATCCTCGGTACGGAACGCCGTGCTGTTCTCGTCTCCGTTTACCCATAGCGCCGATTTTAGTGCTGCATCCGTCATGTCTTTTGTCTGCTTGAACATGAACTCGATGCTTGAAACATCATCCAAATCCGCGCCTGTCAGCCGGATCGGCATATATAACTTTGTACCTTGCTGATACATATTCCCTCCTTAACAGACTCCATATACCGCGAGCGGTATGCAGTAGTTCGTGCCGGTTGTTTCTGTCGTGTTTCTGTATCCAGTCGAAAAAGTTACTCCATTTGAAGAAACGGATGCAGAACGCTTTGCCGTATACATCGTTGTAAAAAGATTCCCAGTATCTAACGGGCTTGTATCCCCAACACGAACAAGATGTGTTGTTTGGTAATCGTGACTTGCGCTGAAACTTGTTACAATGGCGATAAAGCTCCAGCCGCTCAAATCCAGCGAAACAGTCTGCGCCGCGAAGTTGCTGGTCGGGTTCGGGTTCGTCCACAACTCTGTCCACGCTCCGCCGCCACCACCGCCGCCGCCTGGCACCTGCGCCCACGCTGAGCCATCGTAATACTCCTGCTTGGAATTGGACGTGTTGTATCGTACAGCCGGATACGGCGTTTCGCCGTTTGGCGTGCATCCGCCGAGATAGACTTCGCCCTGGAACTCGGCGTTACCGTTACGGTCCAGATTGTAAGCGTTTGAACGTTGAGTCACACTGCTCGGATAATCTTCGCTGTTAACCGTTCCGTTGCCGATAATATCCAGGTATGTATCTTGGGTGTCGATAACATTTCCAATTCCTTGAGCATGCTGATATCTGGAGCCGGCTTGTGCGAATAAGCCTTCCACATGCGCCCCACCGACGGCAATAGTACGGTATCCTTCTGAATGTCCATAATTACCAGCCCGTGTATAATAGCCCTCGGCGTGGCCATAAGCACCGTATGCACTTGATAATTGGCCTTCGGCATGAGAATAATCACCAGCTGCTGACGTTTGGTTTCCTTCACTGTGTGAACAAATTCCTGAAGCAGAAGTGTTATTGCCTTCCGCATGCGCACTATCACCAGAGGCAATGCATTGTCCGCCGAAAACCTGACTGTACGCTCCAACTCCGTAACCAGACTTTCGTGAGCCTACCGTTACCTCCCTACCGAAGCTTGCGTACACGGTCTGCGCGGATTCGCTGTTACTGCTCCCGTTGCGGATGTCCAACGAGTCGGAATCGATGAGAACGTTCGCGCCTTGTACAGACCGTTCAGCCGTGCTTACATGAAGACCGTGCTCGTCGTTCCACACATAATTGATGACGGAATTGATCTCCGTCTGCTGTTGGTCGCCGCGTCCTACAACGCCGATCACGACGGGCGCTTTGCCTGTACCGTCAGCGCCTACCAACGAAACGATGACCTCGTCGCCTTCAAAAACCGCGAACGTGGTCTCGACATCGAGCGTCTGGTCGTCGTCCTGGCTGACAGTTTCGCCGCCAAGGTTTACGCGGACGATGCCGTTCACGGAGTCGCTTGTCGCGATGCCGTAAGCGGTCGTCGTCTGTCCGCCGCTCTTACTGCCCGTACCGCTTCCGCCGCTGTTGCCGAACAGCGCTTTTGCTATCTCCAGATTATCCATTTGCCACCTCTCTCAGTGTCAGTTTCATTGTCATAGAATCCAATTCGACGGGGTCGATGCTCTGAATCATGCACAGATGTTTCACTCCGTCGATCGTGAAGTAAACGGTCTCACCGCACTTTGCAGGGAAGTACATCGTTTCCATCGTCCACTGCGTGATCTTGCTGAACCCGTTCAGATACGCCTTCGCGAGCGCTTCCGCCTGTGCGCTGGAATTTATGCCGCTGCCGCTGTATTTCTGAGTTTTGACATATCCGCGCTGGGCGGCTGAGTACTCCGCACCCTCGGGCAGGTCTGCGACGCCGACATAGTTGCCCTGCACGACGATGGCGCGGTTCGGGATCTCCTCCGCCTCCGGCTCCATCTTGACCGTGCCGCGGATGATGACCGAGCGCGGATCGTCGACGTCCAGCTCCCACGACGGACTCTTGTACTGAAGCTCCAGCGCAGGGCTGAGCGTTATCCGCCCGTGTCCGTCCAGGTCGATGCGGTTGTTCGAATTGCCGCTGAGGTCGTACAGGATATCCAGGAACGACGTGCCCGTCTCGTACACGACCGCCTTCTCTGCGCGGTAGTCGTTCGGGTTCTGAAGCAGATACGGTCTGTTGAGCCTGCTGCACACGGCTTTGAATGCGTTTACAAAGCTACCGCCCTGCGCGACCGAGAAGCAGTTCGGGCACAGATTATCCTTCAGCGCCCAGAGCGGCGACTGCAGGTCGTACGTCTGCGTGACCGCGCCGCCGTACTGCACGTTCGGAGATACGGGCACGAATGTCCCGAGCTCGTTCGAGTAGCCTTCGGCAGGCACCTCGTGCACGATCCGGATCCATGCGTTCTTAACGTAGTTGTTGCCGCGCAGGAACACGATCTTTGACGAATAGCGCGTGTCGGTGTAGTAGCCGTATGTGATGGAGGAGGACCCGAGCTGCACATCTTCGATGTCGCCATACGCGGCGTCGAGATCGTTCGGGTCCACCATCAGAAAGCGGATCACGTCCGTCCGCTTCGGGTCTGCCCAGTCGATGCTCATCTTGTCTCAGCCTCCTGCTGGATCTGAATGTTGAAATGCGACATCTCACGTGTGAACGACACGCTCTTGACCGCGGTCTGGTACCATTTCCCGTTCGGCTGTCTGTACACCGTGTGGTCCGCCTTCGCCAGCAGCTCCGCGTCCGCTTTTGTCGCGTTCAGGTCCGTCTCGCGGTTCAGGATCGCGCCATCGATATCAAGCACGCGGTCGACCGACTTCGTGTAGCGGAATATAGGATACTCGCGCCCCGTTGTAACAAACTTGTTTGCCGGAAGCGTGATCGTGTCGCCAGGCTGGACGATATTGCCGGAGCGGTATTTCATGATGAACGCGTGCGGCACCTTCTCGTCGTCGACCCAGTTCCACACATACGACAGCGTGCTCAGACTGAACGCGGTCAGTGTTTCGACTTTATAGCCCCACTGTGTATTGCCGCCGGAAGTGTTGGTCACGATCCACATGACGGTCGGCGCTTCGCCGAACGCAGGACATATCTCGAACGCCCTGCCCGTCTCCGCAGCGATCTCGTCGCACCGCACCCAGACGTCTTTGCCTTCGAGGTCATTACGCTGCAGCCAGCACTCGATCTCCGTGTACGCCGGAAGCGCTGCCTCGATGCTCATGCGGTCGGTCAGCGTGTAGGTCGGCGTGAACTGGAACCCGACCTCGGAATCGTAGGATACAGCCAGTGACGTGCTGACGGTCGTTGATACAATGCCGTTTGATTCGACGAACTGGACCGTGAAGTCAAGCGTCGTGTTCTCTGCCGGGACATACGCAAGCGCGTCCCAGTCGAGCAGCACGGTGCCTGTGTAGTCCTGGTTCGTGAGGATGTAGTTACTGACGAGCTCGGTCGCGCCATCCATGACGGACACGAAGCGGAGCATGTTGCCTGCCAGCGTGTAGTCGGAATTGTACGAGACCTGCAGGCCGTCCCGTGTGCAGACCGCGTTCGACAGCGTGAGCGTCGGCGTCTTCCACTTGCGGATGATACCGCTGACCGCCGGACCGTGCGTGACGGAGCCGGTCCTGTTGTACGCGCTCGTCGTCTTCGCAGAAGTGAGCCGTACCTCTGCCTGCACATCCGCCTGGATGTAGTTCGTATTGTCGACAGCCGGTGCCGTGATGTTCGTGCCGGATGTCATAACGCCTGCTGTATACTTCGACGCAGATGTCATCGTCCAGTCCGTCCATTCGCCCCAGTCCTCAGGCGTGCCGTCCGTGTCGTATCGGCGCGTTCTGTACCTCTGTTCGTACACGGTCGCGGTCGATGAGCTGTTCCACCGTAACGGGAACGAGTTCGCCGATCCGTTGTTGATGATTGTCGTGCTTCCTGCCGCGGTCAGTGCGGTCGGTGTCGCCAGCTTCGTGTTGACGTAGGTGCTCGGCTCGAAGTAGAACTCCTGCGCCGTCGTGTCGTCCAGGAGCGGCGACAGGTACAGATTGCCGCCGTTCTCCGGCACGGTCGCGTATAGGTTCGCATTCGCGTACGGTGTCAGATAGTACGTGTTGACCGTCTGCCCTCTGACCGTCATCGTGTTGCCGGAAGCGGTCGCGAGCCATCTGCCTGTCGCTGCCTTGTAAGCGCCCTGCGTGATGCCCTTGCCGGTAGATGCGGACGCTGCCATGATGTAGCCCGTCTTCGTTCCGCTGTTGAGGTTGTAGATCTGATTGTAGGATGTGCTGATGACCGCGACCTTCCAATAGCAACGGTTATCCGACTCGGTCAGAGCGCCTGCCGCGATGGCTGCGTTTTTCGATTTGGATCCGCCCGAAGTCAGCAGAACGATGTCCTCGTCCAGTGCGGAACGAACGATATAATTCCCTGCTGTGATCGCCATGCTTTACGCCCTCCCGTACATCTGACTGCGCCGCACCATGCTCTCGACGAAGTTGGTGATCGAGCTGTCGACGTACTCGTCGCTGTTGTATTTAATGCCGTCAATGTAGACATTGATGCCGCCCATGCCTGCAGGCGACGCGTCCAGGCTGTAACTGCCGTTGATGCCCGGCACCGCGCTCATGGCGTTGCGCACCGAGCTCAGCCCGTCCGTCCAGCCGTTCGCAAGACCGAGTGCCATGTTTTCACCGATGCCTGCGAAGACGGTCGACGGGGAATGAATGCCCAGCTTGGACTTGAAGAAGTCGACGACGTTCCCGACCCATTTCGAGATCTGGTTCTTGATCCATGTTAGCTTGTCGCTGATGCCCTTCCACAGCCCCTCGACCATGTTCCTGCCGACCGAAGCAAACGCTGTGACCTTCTCACGCATCGGCTGCACGATCTTCTCCTGCACCCATGTCCTGACCTTGGTCATGAGTCCGCTCATGGCGGTGCTGATGCCCGTCGACAGATTATTGATCAGCGCGTTTCCTGCTCCCATCATCTTCTGACCCTGCAGGATCAGACTCTGCACCATATTGGTGACGATCTGCGGCAGCATCCGGACGAGCACAGGGATCGCATTGATGAGACCCTGCCCGAGTCCTGTGATGAGCGCGATCGCCGCGTCGACCAGCATGCCGATGTTCTCGGGCGCCATGAGCGTTTGGACGATGGTCAAAACGCATTCGACGATCGCAGGAATGAGCACCGGCAGGTTTTCGATCAGACCGTTCGCCAGCCCCGTGATGATCTGGAGCGCGGTTTGCACCAGCATCGGCAGGTTCGTGATCACAAATTCCAAAATTTTATTGATGAGCCCCGTCACAAACTTGGTGACGGCTGGCATGATGGAGTTGATGTTCTCCAGTCCTATGCTGAGGTTGTCGAACAGTCCGCCGAGGATCGTGTCGACGTCCTCGTCCTGGAACCCGTCCGACAGTGCGGTCGTGACCGTCGACGCCAGCTCGGTGAGGCTCCTCGCGACCTCTTGCGTGGCTGGCAGGAACGAGACAGCGAGCTCGCGACCTGCGGTCTCCATTGTCGCTTTCAGCCTCTGCATCTGGTCGTCGAACGCACCCAGCGCCCCGACAGACTCACCGCTCAGAACGAGCCCGAGCTGCTCCGCTTCGTCGCCGTACGCCTTCAGACCTTCCGATCCAGCCTTGACCAGCGGCATGATGTCCTGGAAGCTCTTGCCGAACAGATCCTGCGCGGCTGCTTCCTGCATGGTCGCGTCCCCGATCTGACCGAGCGCGTCGATCATCTCGTAGAACACGGTCTCGGACGACTTCAGCTCGCCGTTGCTGTCGCGGAGACTGATGACCTGCCCGTCGAGTGTGGTGACGTAGTCCTGCCCTGACTTAATGGCTGCGCCTTGCTGCTTGACGACCTTGCTGAGCGCTGTCGTCATCGTCTGCGTGTCGACATCGATGAACCGCGCAGCGTAGTCCCACTTCTGCAGCGTATCGGTCGAGACGTTCGTCTGTGCGGAGAGTGTGAGCAGATTGTCCGCCCACTGCCCCGAAGCGTTCGTCGCGTCCCAGATCGCTTTCGCCGCCGCGGCTGCTGCCGATGCGACCGCAGCCACTGCCGCCGCCGATGCCTTCGCGATCGCGTTGAATGCCTGCTTCGCTTTCGCCTGCGCCTGTGAGACCTTCGTCTCTTCCTTCTCGGATTCGGCCAGCGCTCGGTTCTCTGCCTGCAGGTTGTTCAGAACGGTCTGGCCTTTGTTCAGCGCGTCCTTCGCTTTCTGCGCCGCTACCGACTGTTCGCCCGATGCCGCGACCTCCGCTTCGTATGCCTGGCGCAGCTTGTCGACCATCTTCTGCTGGTTCTCGATCTGCTTCGACAGCTGCTTACCGATCGCCTCGTTCTTCTGCTGTGCGGTCGTGCTCTTGTCGAAGGACGATTTGACCATCTTCATCTCGGAGGACAGTGCCTTCGATTCCGCGACGATCTGCTGCAGGTCCTTTTTGTACTGCGATGCGCCTTTCAGTTGTATCTTTTCAGATGTTGCCATCTCTGTTTACCTCAAAGCCATGACGGCGTCGAAGTCCGTCAAAATCTTCTTGCGCTTCTTCGGCTCCGCGCCGTTATAAATAGCAAGGCAGGCGATCATGTCGAGCATCTCGCTGTAACGAGTGTTCAAGATCTCCTGCCTTCCCATTCCCAGATAGCGCCCGTAGAACAGGAACCAGCTGAGATTCACTGTTATGTCGCGCTTCCTTTTTTTTTACTTTCCTCGACCTCGACCGTCGGACTCTGATCCGCGCCGAACTTCTGCATGACTTCATGCGTCAGCGCCTGGAACGTCGCAGTGTCGAGCGTCATGATCTCGTCAGCGGTCAGAACATCCGGCTCATAGGTTGGATCCTCGTAATGTTTCTGATTCTCGTACCCCCGAGACATTGCCTCGACCAGTTTCGCGGTGGCACTGATCTGCTCGGCATAGGAGCGGTTGAAAACCTCGCCCAGCCGTGACAGATCGCCCTGCGGACAGATCTTACTTATCTCTGCGGATGCTCCGATCGTGAGAAGGAACCCATGCTCTTTTCCGTTGATGACCATACGCGCCTCGCTTACTGGATGTCGAAGATGTCCTTGATCTCAGCTTCCGCAAGAGCCTCGGTGGTCTGCGGTTCGCCGAGCATCTTCCAGTCGTGGTTCTCGCTGTCGTCGCGCATGAGCGTGGCGGTCAGCTCGGTCGTCTGGAACTCGATCTCGTCTTCCTGCGTTGCCGCTTCCTGCTGTTCAGCCTTGAAGATGGCTTTCGTCAGGATCGTCGGGACATAGCTCGTCACGCCGTCACTCATGTAACGGGTAACGAACCCGATACCGACATACGGCACGCTCTGGCTGTCGCCGTAATGCGTCCAGCCGTCGACCGCTGCCGGAAGTCCGTAGATCATTTTCCTCGTGTCGTCCAGAAGCCCGTCGACCGTCAGAGTCGCCGTACCGCCGGAAAACACGCCGCTGATGCTTTCGGAGATCACGTTGTCCGCGTAGAAGTTGTTCGCTTCCGACGCTTCTTCAGCCTCGACAGACACCTCGACGCCCCTCGCAAGAGGGCGTCCGGAGCTGTAGGAGACCGTGGTACCTGTCGCTGCATACAGCGCAACATAAGGCTTCGAAAAGCCTGTGCACACTCTACCTGCTGCCATAAGTTATACTCCTAACAATTTGTTAATCTCTTCTTGGAACTTCACCTTCATCGCCGCCTCCGCCTTCGGACGTGCGGCCTTGTAGGCGTGCGTCATAAAATGCGTCGCTTTGACACGGGATGAACCATATTCGAGCACGTTCGCGGCCAGGTCATACGGAACGGTCTGTCCCCACTCGTTCGTGAAGTAGCCGCCGTTTCGGAACCCGACCGAAGTCTGCGGCCCGTCGCTGTCCGTACGGAACGGAGCGACACCGAGCCCGGCACCGAGACCGTGCGCGTCTGCCGCGGCCTTGCCTGCGTCCGCCATGACCTTCGCGCCTTCGTACAGCGCCATCTTCATGATCGGGATCGTGGCTTTGTCCGCGATGTTGAACTCCTTTGCGATGTCCTGCGCCCATCCGCCGATGTCGAACTCGAATTTAGCCATGTTCGTAGTAACTCCATGAATAATGGATGTATCCCGTGTCGCTTTCGTGCTGGACCGCGTCCAGGTGCCATACGACGCCTGCGTCTGTCATGGCCTGCTGAATCGCATGCCTCGGTGTTGCGGAGTCGTCGCGTGTGAAGTAGTCGACAAACCCGTTCAGGACCTGTTCGGCGGTCACATTCCCGACCGTGAACTCTGTGCCCGTGTCTTCAGCCCATGTGCCATAATCGCCCTCGGGCGCATGGCTCCAGGCGAAATGTGCGAACGCATAGCCCTGACCTCGAAGTGTCGTTATAGCGTCACTGATCATTGGTCGCCACCTCACACGTAAGCTCGATCGTCTGCGCGTTCGTGTAAGTCCGTACCACTCTGTACCGCTTACCGTCGAACAGAACGATCTTTTCTCCGTCGTACTCCGCGTAATCCGCCAGTACGAACACGATGCTCGGCTCAATGCCTGCGGACTTCGCCGCGTAAAATTCCGAGTAGCCGACGGAGCGGATCTCGGCGAAGACGGTGCGAGCCGTCTCTGTGACACTGTCGAAAACTCCGTGCGCTCCCGGATCCTCCGCGACCAGCTGGATAACTTCCGCCCGGATCATAAGCCGTACCCCGTCGCCGTCTGCAGCTGCGCCTTTTGCTCGTCATACGATGCCTTTAGGCGGTCGTAGTCGGACGGGCTTCCGAAGTTGAGACGGCAGTATGTGATGATGGCCATGATCAGGATCGGGTCCGTGGTCTCGGACGTCGCCGTGATGCCTGCTATGCCGAGATCGGCACATGCGGCGTCAATGAGGCGAGTGATCTCGGGTTCGTACTCGGTCTTGGTCAATCGCATTGCATTTTTGGTTTCTGACAGTATCGTTGCCATAATTCCCTCCGTCGGCTCATCGAAAAAGCGGAGGAAGCGCGAGCCGGTACGCTTCCCCCGATGTCAAAGGCTTGCGCCTGCTGACCTTATTTACTGCTCTCCCTGTAGCTTCTGTAGAAGCCTTCCGTCACGATGTTGTAACCGACATGTCCGCATTTGATGCTCGGATCGCAGACCATGCGAACGCCCATCTCCCCGGCACGGATGCTGAAGGAAACGTCTTCGCCGTTCCGCCCGATCATCGAAAAGCACGTTCCGTACTTGCCGAGCATGTCCATTAGAACGTCCGTCTTCATCAGACAGCACCCGAATCCGATACCGGCCACGTCAAACGTGCGGTCGGTCGGGTAATCGTCGTAGTCCTCGAAGATGCAAGCGTCACCGTTCATTTTGAGCTTGCGGAAAAGGACCGGCGAAAATGGCGGCCTTCTCCGAAAGTACAGTCCCGAAGCGACGTCTGCGGTCTTCATGTGCTCCATCAGCCGCTCCATCGCGTCAGCTCCGAACATCATGTCCGAGTCGAACCACAGAACGTAGTCCGCCTCTCCTTTGATGGCCTGCGCGGCCAGATGTTCGCGGCTTTCGCTGATAAGCGAACCGACATTGAAGGAAATGGTACAGTCGCCGACCTTATTCAGCGTCACAAGACTCTGACAGAACGGTGTGGCGACCTGGTCCATGCAGGGGACAGCAATCAAGGTTTTCATAGGCGGCTCTCCTTTGTACCTTGGTTATTTAACGATCTTCACGAACGCATCCGGCGCGACTACGCCGAGACCGACATACTGACGGCCGACGAATTTGACCAGATCCTTCTCAGCGAGGGACATATCATCCATCTTGATGGAGATCTCTTCGCCGTTCGGGAAGTTGGCCAGAGCGCCTTCGCCCAGGTCGCCGACGATCGCGTAAGTGTCGCCAGTGGAGGCAGCGCTGAACGCTTTCATCGTGTTATTGAACAGGACGTCACAGCCCTCGAACGGATCCACCGCGAAGGATGCACCGTACTGCGCAGCCTTGAATGCGGCATAGGTCAGTTTGTTCATGATAACGACCGGATTCGCGGCCTGATCGGACAGGTTCGCGATCGCACCGGCAACAAGACCCAGCGAGATGGTCGTGGAAGTCATGACCGGAACGCTGGGAGCTGTGGTCGTGGAAGCGGCCGGGGACGCGATGATCTTCGCGATCAGTTCGTCAGCAGCCTTGTGTGCGATGCGGTAGGTCAGTTCGTCGTAGATGTAACGAATGAACTCTTCACCACGCAGGTCGATAGCTTCGTCGGAAACGGTGATCCATTTCTTGATGGAAGCGGGTACCAGGTTCACGATGCCGAGCACGAGCGTCTCCTCGTTGGGAGCGTTCTGTCCTTCGGTATGAACCGCAGCGCCGGTGCTGGAAATCTCAAATCCGACCTTCAGGTTGCCCTTCAGATAGGACTTGCGGACGCGGCTCATGATGCCCTCTTTTTCCCAGGCGTTTTTGACGATGTCGTAAACGAGCTCGGGGACTGCGACCGTTCCGCTGACATTCTCAGTCAGAAGAGCACGGCACTCTTTGTCGTCGCCGGTTTTCAGATACTCGGCGTATGCGTTGATGTATTCCTTCGTGTTGCGGACTTCGATATTTTCCATTTTTCTTTCCTCTTTCACTTCATTCTTCTCGATCTCTTCGATCACGGACGGCGCGACGGCTTTGCGAAGCTCTGCCTCTTTCGCTGCGCGTTCCTCAATCTCCGCCTTCTCTGCATCGAGCTGGCGGACTTCTTCGGTCAGAGCGTCAACATCGAACTCTTCGGAAGAGTCGAGGATGCTCCGGATCTCCGCTTTGCGGGATTCGATTTCGTCAATTCTCATAGACTTAACCTCAATTTCAATTCTTTGACTTTCCGTTCCCGTTTTTCAGCTTCGGCACGCTCCAGCCGTTCCTGCTCGATGACTCCCTCGGCAAAAGATCTCGCTGAAATCTCTGTTCCCGGATTCGCCGGTATAGACACTGCGCTGACGTCGTACAGCTTCCGGATCCGCTTTATCGTCCGCAGGTGTGTCTTCTTGTTGTAGTCGTCCTCCGCGATCGTGAACGCGAAAGACATCTGCGTGATCATTCCGCTCTTGATCTCCTCGTACAGCTGGCGAGCGCCCTCCGTACGGCTCAGATCTGCGCGGACCTTCAGACCGTGCTCGTCCACGCTGAGCTCCAGCGTGCCGTTGCTCTGCCGGGCGTACACGCGTCCCTCGTGGTCGTACTGCATGATCACATCGCTCATGTCCGTATCGTCGAAAGCGTGCGGATCGATCTGTTCTCTGACTTCCGTCTCCCCGTCGCTGTACAGCACGTACGGCTCGAAGGTGGAAGCATAGCCGTTGACGATGTATTCGTCGTCCTGCGCTTCAAACGGCTGCGCAGTCCTGTATTCTCTGTCATTCCTAATCGGCATTGTTCTCTTCCTCACTCAGCTTCTTGGTTGTGTCGTAATACTCTCCGCGGATTATGCGCTTGTCGCCGTCTTGAACCGGCGGGAGGTTCCAGATCTCGCGGACGTCGTTTATGCTCAGGATCCCACGGTCGAGAAGCTGGCTTGACACGTTCAGCTTCTCGGAGTTGCTCATGTACTGCAGCCGGTTCGCGGTCGCGAATACACCGCTGTCACCGCTCAGCTGTCCGTTCAGCTGGAGCATGATACTCATCACCTCGGAAAACTGGATGGCGAACGGCTCGACCGCGCCTTCATAGAAAGCTGTCCACTTGTCGCCGTACGCTTCGCCCCGGAGCACCGCTTCGTTGACGTTGAAGTAGCGATACACAGATTCGTTGATGACCTTCATCTGATCGGCGTCGACCACGTACGGCTTGCTGTCGATCTGCTTGATGTTCGTGTACGTGTTCGGGAACAGAAGCATGCCGCCGCCGTCCTCGCCTTTGAAATTCTCGTTCGAGAAACGGATGCGCTCCTTTTTGAGGTCCTCAGGCTTGACGAAGTTGGACATCTGCGCCATGAACCGATAAGTCGCGGCGCTCTTAATGCCCTCCGTGATACCCTGGTTCTGGATGTCGACCAGCTTCATGGTCGGGATCAGCGCGTCGTTCTTCTCGCCGAAAAAGTCGTCCTTATACTGGAACTTTGTCAGAAGCGCAACCTGCCATACGGGCATCTGCACGTATTCGTGATCGCGGAACTTCATGGCGATCCACGGATAGCCGTTGTTGTCGACCATCTTCGCCCGATGCGGAAGCACTGGGTACAGCTCCGTGATGCGTCCGAACTCGTCGAACACCGGCGCGATGATGACGCAGTTGTTGCAATCCAGGATCGTGCTCACCCTGTACAGGAACTGGCTCCAGCTCTGGAACCCGTTCGGGCGTTTCAGCCGTTTGCTGAGCGCGTCCGCGCCGTGTCCGTAGAAGTCCACCTTCAGTTTGGAGATGTGCGTCGCCCGGACATTGATCGCGCTCCGCACCAGCTCGGTCTCGTACAGCTGACCCGAGAAGGATGTGAAGACGGGCGCGTATGCCGTGAGCGCTTTGTAATCGTTCAGCGCTCTCTCCGGCTCTTTCTTCCTCCATCCGAAAATTCTGTCAAACAGTCCCATTTTTTAACTGTTCTCCTATTTCTCCGTAATATTTCTGCCGCACCGTCATCGCGTCCAGCAATGCGGCCGTTCCGTCTATATGCAGCGTCGGCTTCAGCTTCACCAGCTTCCCCCGTCCGCGCTCAACGCTCATCTTGATTGCTGAGTTGAGCAGATGGCTCTTCAGCAGGTCGTTGTCCCCGACGTGTATCTTGCGGTCCTCGATCAGTCCCTGCGTCTCCAGGATCACGCCGTGCAGGTTGTCTCCTTGGTACACATCGTCCATGTGGAAACCGTACGCGGTCATGTCCTGAACAAGGTATTGAGCACTGTATCGGTCGTATCCGATCTGGAGCGGCAGAATCTGATACTTCTCGACCAGGTCAACGAACCACTGGAAGCAGTCGTGATAGTCGACGAAGTTCTGCCCCGACGGCTGAAGCAGTCCGCGCTGGACGAAGATGTCGTACGGCACGCCGTCCTTCTGAGCCGCTTCCTTTATGCGCTCGGACGGCATGAAGAATTTGGCGAACACGTACAGCTGGCCGCGCTTCTCGATGACCGCACAGCACGCCGTCAAGTCTGTCGTCTGGCTGAGGTCGATACCTCCGACGCAGTAGCTGTTGCGGAAGTCCTCAAGTCTGAGCGGTTCGCCGCCCATGTCCTCGACCTCCTTCGCTTCGAGCCATGCGAGCGAGCTGTTCTGCTTGAGACAGCAGTATTTCGTGATGAACTCGCGCTTCTTGGAAAGCGACCCATCGGCGACGGCTATCTCGTCCAGGAGATAATTGACCGACACCGAGACTCCGAGGTTGGGGTTCGCCTTTGCCACTTCATTGATGTCGTCCCACTTATCGACATCGTCGGCCATGTACAGAAGCGGAAGCAGCCGCCGCTCTTTGGAGTCGCCCAGGAGGTAGCGCGTTGCGCGCTTCAGCATCTCGTCATAGATGCCGTCGTTGATGTAGCCGGCAGTTGAACAGCTGAGAATGATGCCAGGACTGTCCCCCATTTCACGGGCCCCGATCATGCTCTTCATGACCTCGTAGACCTTCAGCCCACGGTCGCCCTCCCAGCTCGCCGTCTCGTCGCATATCGTCAGCGAGCCGTTGAATCCGTCGCTCTGCTTTGCGTTCCACGCCAGCTTCTTCATGGATGAGTTCGTTCCGGCGATGTACAGATCTGATACGCGATGCTTGCACAGCATGCTGTCGTCCATCAGCTTCTTGTTGTGCTCGTCCTTGCTGGCTTCGATGGCTGCCTTCAGCGCCTTCCATTCCGGATCCAGCTGAAACATGTGCCACACAGAGTCATAGATGATCGCGGCCTGCTCCAGCTTCGGAGCGATGGTGTAGATCTCCGCACCGTATCCGCCTTCGACCTGCAGCATGTATTTGGCAATCGCCGCGGCGAGCAGGCTCTTACCGTTCTTACGTGCGACGACCAAAACGACCTCGCGGAACTGGCGCTTTCCGTCTTCGGGGTTGATCAGTCCGAAGATGCAGGAAACGAACGCCTTCTGCCACAGCTCCAACAAAAAAGGACCCGGTGCTTTCGGGCCCTTCGTGTGGAAGGTGTGAGTCTCGATCCATGTGATTGCATTGTTCGCCTTTTTCTGGTCGAATATCAGCTGCTTTGCTTCCAGCTCCTCGATGATCCGCGTGTACAGCGTTTTGACCCATCGGCCAACGGTCACGGAACCGTCGCAAATTTTTTGATAATAGGCGAAAATCGCGTTAAAAGGTTTCATCCATCGTCGTATCTCTCTCAAAAACGCAGAAATGAGTTCACTCGCCGGTTGCAGAGGTCACTCAGAAAAATTTCGAACCGGGGGGATATTTATTTTTCCGCCCGGTCCGAATGAATATCTTTTTTTACCTCCGTGCTCCTCCGCGTGGCAGTCGCGGCAC